GGCTCGAAAGCAATCGCTATCCCGAGCGTTCAAAATGTGCCGCTGCGACCGTGGGAAAATTGCGTCATCAACACGCATGCCATGGACATGCCCACAGAAACAGAAAAGGCCAACCCTGTTAAGGGTCAGCCCAAAGCAATGGATGTTTTTCGGAAGGCCTTCAAAATCAAATCAGGAAATTCGAGCAGATAATCTTTTGGCGACTACCCTTTGACTGCTCGAGGTTTCAAAATAATTTTGCACGAGTTCTGGATTGTCACTCTCCAGTTTTTTGGAATTCAATCGTTTGGTCTGTGTCGTTGTGATGTCAAGCTGGTATTTTGAAGACTGGCTTTTCAATTCGCTAGGACAGCCCATGGCTTCAACGATCTGCTGACGCAGAATATCTTTCCTGATCCCAAGATCTTTGATCTGGTCCTGGATGTGGCAGTATTCTTCGAGCAAGTCTTCCGGCAATTCCTTTTCTACTCGCTCGACTCTACTGTGTTCCGGCGGGATTTCGGTCACAACATGGTTCATCCAGAATTCTTTTCCGGCCTGGACAGCTTCGGTCAATTTAGCTTGATGGTCTGCGATATGGATCGGATAGGATTCAAACGCAAGATCCTTGGTGGACCAGACGACCAGATAGCCTTGATCAACACCAGCAACCCACTGCTGCCAGAGAACCTGGATGACGTAGTAATCGGGAGGCGTGTTGTAAATTGATGTGCCAATCGTCTTGGCTTCAATCACAGCTTTCTCACCGTTTACAACAGCCATACCGTCAAGAGTGCAACCAGCCCAATCTTCGAGCCAGTGACGCATGCGTTCTTGTTTGCGAGTGACGGTTGTATTAAACCGCTTTTCAAACTGGGTGAGAACGAAGTCTTCCGTATCAAGCCCCAGTTGCATCTTGCCTGTCGGGATTGAATCCTCTTTGGGATAGGTTTTTCCATGCCAGACTTTGAATTTGTCGCCGAATGGCGAGATGCCTAAAACACAGGCAATTTCCGAAGCGCCGAGATAGTTATGACGTTGCAAGTGGCAATTCCTTAGAATTGCCCATCCATTGGGCGGGGAGGACGGTCAGGATTCAAAAATAGTTTCGTGATGAGATTCGAGGAATGCAATCGGGAAGGAGTTCACCTCACCGTGACGCTCATCAGGAACCTTGCCAATTCTTACGCCTTGCAGTCTTGCCAGTTTGCTGGCTGTTCGTCCCCACTTATTGGCTAAGTGCTGGGGAGCGGAAATATCATTAAGTCGGCAGTAGCCTTTGATCGTGTTGTAGCCAGTGCCTGAGCCAGATTCGCTCTCAAGACGCAAGACACGGGATTCTACTTCCAACTGTCTCTGCTCGATCTCGACCATCATCTGTACTTGCTGAAGCAACGCCTGAGCAGGAGACAAGTTTCTCTTGATGCGTTCAAGCTCTTCTTCAGCCTGGTGGAGTTTTGCCCGTGTCCGGTATCCTCGTTCAGTTTGGCTGGATGAGATGTAGTGTTTGAAGACGTTGTAAGACATCAGGTATGTCGAAGAATTCCTCTTTGCACCGTTGCCGACTTCGACCATAGTTGAAATTTCAACCATGTCTAAATTGCTGGCTAGTCCGTACTTACAGAGATCGCCGAAAACCTTCTCAAGTCGCAGTTTTGCTGTTCCTCGGTGCGACGATCCATCCAGATCCCAGACTTCCTCGAACTCAATCGGGGTTGAATTCCTGGGGGCTTGAATCCACGTTTTGGCGACTACGACCAGGTCATTGTTCTCTTCTATCATCACCGCTTTCCTCCCTATCCTGTAGTAAAAGTGAAAGGCTGAACCAGGCCGAGCGTGTCCTGAGGATCATACCGAGGAAGTATGCGACCTGGCAGCCAACCCACGGGACAGGATTTGAACCTGCTTCGCTTGGGACTCCGTCCCATCTCGCCACCTATTGACGACCCGTGGATTCAGACGTGTCATGACTCCAGTCAACCGGAAACCCATAGGGAATGGGGCTGAACCAGTACGTCCGATGGCATAAATGTACACAATTCCGCAGAATATGTCAACACAAAAAGTAACACGATTTAGATTGCCTATATCGACATAACATGTTAATATATACATATGAATGAATGCTTATCTGTTCTCGAAGCCGAGCCTGATAGGGTGATTGACCCTGTCGAAATGGCACTCTATATCGCTGCTGGAGCGGAGATGGGTGCTGTACCAGAAATCGTTGTGGACATTATTGAACAGACGCTGGAACCCGACTCCATCGAGGAAGCGACAAGCAATTATGGCAAAGAAATCAGCCCCATCTGAATCCGGCGAAACGCCTAAAAAGCGTGGACGACCACCAAAAACAACTGTTCATAAAGCCGAGATCGAGACCGAAGCCGAAGTCGAGCCTACTCCTAAAGTTAAGCCCAAGAAGGCTGTTAAGGTTCCTAATCTTGATACTCGTTACGACTTTAGCGATGACGTTGAAGCCAATCTGGAATTGATGACGACGAAGCCGGCGTTCCTGACTCGCAAGGGATTGGCTAACAACCAGCCTCAGAAGAAGATACGTAATCACTGGGCTAAGATTATCGAGTCGGCAAAGATGGGTTATGAGATCAGTGCAATCGCCAAAGCCATCGGTGTTCACCGCAAAACACTCTGGTTGTACATGAAGAAGAACCCACAGCGAAAAATAGATTTCGATAATGCCCAGAACGCGACTCGGGACCTGTGTGTAAACGTGATCCTGGATGCTGCTAAGAAGGGGAACTGGATTCCTGCGGCATGGTGGCTTGAGCGTACGAGGGGCATGGAATTTGCCAAACCTGAGGTCAAGTTGCAGTTCTGGGACAGGCAGATGTCGAACGACCAGGTTGAGCAGCGAATCGCAGGAAAAACACTGTCAGAAATTAGTTCAGAACTCTCGAGGCAGTACCAGGGGAACGAAAATGTCAAAAAATATGTCGATGGATCAGGACGACTTCCGGTTGGAACGAATGAATCAGAACTCCCTGTTCTCGCAGCTTCGGAAGGAGAAGACGGGTCGTCGTCAGATACATAATGTTAACACGTTTACGCCTCAACAGTTGCAGTTCTGGGTCTCTCCATCGAAGCAGAAATTTTTTGTGGGTGGGGTTGGCGCTGGGAAGACTCGCGCTGGTGTGATCGAGATTATGAACATGCCCAAGGGGACGCTGACGATTGTCGTTGCACCGACTTTCACGATCCTGAAGGACTCCACATTTCGTATGTTTGAAGAGCTTTACGGTCAGTCTGGCCTGATCATGAGCCACAATAAAACGGACATGGAAACGAAGGTCAAAGGCGACCGGACAATTCTCTGGAGATCTGCGGACAAGCCGGACAGGTTGCGGGGAACTAATGCTGGGGCTGTGTACATGGATGAGGCCAGCTTCTGCGACGAGGATACGTATAAGGTTCTGCTGGGTCGCTTAAGAAAGAATCCAGGTAAGTTATGGGCAACTTTTACCCCTCGCGGGAAGAACAGGTGGGAATATCGAGCCATTCAGGCTGGCATTGCTGAGATGATCCATGCTCCATCTTACTCCAACACCTTCAACCCTGACTTCTTCGTGCAAAGCCTTAAGGCAGCATATGATGGAGCATTTTACAAACAGGAGGTTGAAGGGCTGTTTTGCGATACGGATGGAGCATTGATGAAGTCATCGTGGATCAGACCATGGCAAGGCCCGATTCCTGAGAGGCTCATTATGTGCCGTAGTTGGGACTGTGCTGCCACTGTGGGCCGAAGGTCGGATTACACGGTTGGGACGCTGATGGGCCTGATTCCCGGTACAGAGAAGGTGATCATCTTTGACCAGATTCGCCAGCAATATTCGGCTGAGGACGTTGATCCCAAAATCTCGCAAACATCAGATGAGGATGGACCTGAAACAACGATTGTGATTGAGGTCGAGCCTGGCTCGGCAGGCAAGCGGTTGTTGCAGCATCAGTTGAAGAATCTGGCCGGAAGGCGTGTTGCCTGGAGTTCACCTGGGTCAAACAAATTGACAAGAGCAGTCCCTTTTAGCCGCGCGGCATCAGCTGGAAACATTTTCTATGTTCTTGGTGGCTGGACGGATGCATGCTTCGAGGAGATCGATTCGTTTACTGGGACTCCTGCGGATGTACATGACGACTGCGTGGATAGTATCTCGTTAGGCTACACGCACTTATGCGGTAATATGAGAAGAGTGATTGCTGTTTGACATGTATTATGATATTCTGCGTTGACATATTTACAGGGTCTACTGGAGTGTCACATGCGGGAAATGCATCTTTTTGCTGGGGCTGGTGGAGGAATCCTTGGTGGATTACTACTGGGCCATACAACTGTTTGCGCTGTGGAGATTGATCCATATTGCCAGAAAATCTTAAAGCAACGCCAGGCTGATGGAATCCTGCCAGAATTTCCAATCCATGGAGATATCAAACAATTCGATGGGAGACCATGGAAAGGTAAAGTGGATTGTGTGTGTGGTGGATTTCCCTGTCAGGATCTTAGTGTGGCTGGAAAAGGAGCAGGTATACATGGCTCGCGTTCGTCGCTCTTCTTTGAACTCATCCGAATTGTGCGTGAAGTGGAACCCAGATTCATCTTCTTGGAGAATGTGCCAGCACTCCTCACCAGAGGAATCGACGTTGTTCTCGGGGCGTTGGCCGACATCGGGTTCGATGCGGAATGGACAGTGCTTTCAGCGTCCGACTGTGGAGCTAACCACCTCCGAAAACGAGTCTGGATCTTGTGCCGTAAGCAAGAGGTGGCCGACTCCCACAACAATGGACCACATGGACCCGAAGACTCCGAAGGCACTCTTGAGGGAAATGGAAGAGATTCGCCCTGGTCGAACATCGCCAAACAATCTGAGGGATCAGGTTTACTGGGGCAGGACGTATGCGGAAGCCAAAGAGACTTGGCCGACACCATCAGCCTCCGACGACAGGAACAGGGGTACTCTGAACTCTCTGTCAATCCAGAGGAGAATGGCGAGCGGAAAGCAGTTGATGTTGTCAATGGTTGTGTCGGATCGCCGACCGATGTTGCAGGAGAACTGGCCGACACCGAGTGTGAGAGACTGGAAGGGCGGGTATATCGGAGGGAGGATTCGGAACGGCAGATACAGTTGGGACGCACTGGACATAGCGGTTCAGTATACGGACAACCAGTCGAAAATGCGGGGGTTCCTGAGTCCCAACTGGGTGGAATGGCTCATGCACTTCCCGATTGGGTGGACCTCTATCGAGCCTCTAGCGGTGACTGGTGGGCTTCCGAGCCTCCTATCGGCAGATTATCCATTGGAACAAAGAACCGAGCAGGGCGACTCCGAGGGCTAGGAAATGCACAAGTGCCAATTGTTGCAGCAACAGCATTTGAAATCCTCCTCCAGCGATACGAGTCTTGACTTTAGCAGAAGGATCGAATCGTGACGAACTGGATAACCATTGTGGGGCGTGACAAACGCTCCTGCATCTACTGTGGGATCAACGACTTAACCGTCACTGTCTCTATTGTCAATAATGACAAGGAGGCTTTGGCGGGAAACTCGGCTGTTGTTTGCAAGGAGTGCCGTAAAGCAAAAATTAAAAAGTCGCTAGGGATGCCTGGGGCTAGAGCTTTTGCTGCTGAGATCAAGCGTAGAAACAAGATGGCAGGGATCGCCAATAGCGAGCCTGTAAAGCCACCTACGGACGACGAACAGGTCAATGTGGGTAACTTTGTCAGGAGATTGCCTCCGAGAGGCTGTTACCCGTATTCTGTGCGTGAAATCGATGTGCCATATTAAAAAAAAGACCCCTCAAGCAACAAGCTCAAGGGGCTGATGGATTCTGATCGTCCGTGACCAGGACTGAGCAAATATTGTACACGCAGAATTAGGATCTGGCAAGTCAGACGTTCAATTCTCGTGAAAGTTGGTACAGCAACTTCTTGGCAAAGTCTTCTGACTGCCTTATTTCGCAGTTGGGCCATTCTCCCGCCTTCTCGTACATTTCTACGAGGTCTTTATAGGCTAATCGCCCACGTTTCCGCAGCTTTTCAGGAGTGAAGGTGGATTCGATTAAGGCTGTCATGCCTTCTTCTGCCTCCTCTTCGGTCATTCGGTATCCATAGACTTCGTCTTCCGTTTCTTCGATCTCATCTTCGTATGGCATTTCTCTATCCTTTCGAGTAAGTGGGTAAGGGACGGATGAATTCTATCTCATGGATGATCAGGGCGCAAGGGGAGACTTGGTTTTTTCTTTTTCGGCCATTCTCGAGCGAGCATCCCTGATAATCTCGGCCCACTTATCCTGATCAAGTTTTTTTCGACCGATGATATCATCCATCAGCAGCCTTGTCTCTTCGACTGTGTAGATATCAGCCGGAATACCGTAGACAATTGTTCGCTCAATCGCGTTCATTTTTAGCCTCGTTAGCCTGAATCTTGTTGATCAGGGCTAGTAAAAGAGTCGTAGGAATGACAATTCGCTCGCGATAGTTCTCCAGCTGCGCGGTTGCAACACGTTTCCAGTTATCAACGACTTCCGGTGTTAGTAGTTCTATACTCATTTCTTCCACTCCTGCCTGATTTAGCCTGGTGATCTGGGACTCAAGCTCGACGATTTGGTTTCGTTGTTCAACAATCACTGCTATTAGCTTTGATGCCATGTCGCTATCACTCATCTTCATCACCTTCCGTTTCATATTCGAGGTCTATTAGCACGACCAGTAGCAACGTCACCATGCAACCAACGATTGCGGAGATCAGTGAGGCCCATTCCAGTACGAAGTCAACCATTAGTCAAACTTCGCCTCTTTAAGAACCATTTTCGCAACGCGATAGCATTCATTAGCCTCGTTGGATGCCAGATGGATTGCAAATCGCAGATGTGGGTTCTGAAATCCCGACTTGTCATGTCTTCGCAACTCTCTTTTAGCCCAGATCGCTCTACGAGCCATGTGAAATACGATTTCTCTGCTCTTGTCCATCTTTAACTCCTCTCAATCATGGGTGATATACGTCTTACCATTCGCTTGAAATGTATTTGAGCTTTCCAGTAATCGCCGAAAAAGCATGGGTCTTCACTTGTCATGATTCTTGGCGTTGTTCGGAGGGTGTACGGTAATCCCAAAGGGCAATCTATCTCTTTGATTAACTCAATGGTGATACCGTTGACAGTCAAAGAGTTAATCGTGATCAGGTCAGCTTCAAGCACTGGGTTTTCCCTTAGGTAAATCGAAATCATCTCCAAATATTGCGGAAATCAGAACGTCCAAATACCGTAACTCCGAGATCGTTGTTTTTGTGAAATCGTCTCCTTCTTGCATCTGCTCACTTAGCAACCGGAAATAGTTGTTTAGGTGGAACTGTGCCAACCTCAGGTGCTTCGGCTGGATGCCGATCAGTGAGTGGAGGGTTTCATCTTTATTCATCGTCATCAGTTTCGATCTCCCATTCGTTATCTACGCACAGGCATTTTTCTTCGTGTTTACCACACTCTTCGCAATAAGCATCGCATTCGCATACAGCCCAAACCTCTTCGCAGTCAGGGCATTTTTCATCAGCGTTCATTTGAAATGCTCCCTCGGGGGATCATTAGATTTAAAATGCACCTCGATCAAATCCATGATTCTTTGGACTTCCCTTGCCATGGCAACTTTATCTGTCCAGCCTGTAGGTGGTTCACCGTGTACAAGCCAGTCTCGACGGTCTTTCAGTATCCACCAGGCGTTTTTCAATGTGCGTTTATCGATGTGGCCTGGGGAGTCTTCTTGTTCTTTTGTCCTGTCGTAAACAGGAGTATATGTTGTGGCCTTGATCATGATTCTCTCTCAGTTAAGTTCTGGGTTGATCCAGGAGGACGAAAATTCGGAACCTTCTTCAGCAAACTCACGCATGGACTCATGGAACTCGTCTTGCAAATACTTGGCTGTAACTAAATCCTTTGTTTCTACGCCAATGATCATGACCTCGTCCATCTCGTTTCTATAGCTGGTAGCAAACAGGCAGACTCCTTTACCATCCAGGCAAAACTTTGTTGCCACTTGAGCCACTGTCTCAAACTCTTTGGAGAAATACTCATACATGCGTGAGATCAAGGCATCGTTGACATAGTCTTTCTCGGGCTCGCTGAGATCTGTTGTGAACTGAATCTTTGTGTTGAACCTCATACTTGAGCCTCTTTTGTCAGACGCTTATACTTGAGGAATGTCTCGTAGAATTCTGGGCCTGTTTCGTGGGCCTCTGTTAGAGTCTCGTAAGCCTTTCTGTGCATCTTCTCCATGTGGCGTTTGCGGTCTGGATTATGGTTAATGTCATGCTGGATCTTGCCCAGCAGTTTATGGTGAGGAAGCATGAGAAGCGGTATATAAGGGAAGTCTTCAGGGAAAGGTTTTTCGGACCAGATCTTTTTCCAGTCAGCGATGGCATATCCATACCCAAATGCATAGAGTTCAATGCCGTTGACAATCGTATCCTCTGTCTCCCATCCATTCTTTTTCAGGATGCGACTCATAGCTGCCAGTTGACCTGGGTTAAATTCTGTTGAGTACTTGAGCGAGCTTGCCATTCTTCCTCCGTGTAAGACGTGTGTGTTAGTGCCAACGAGAGGAATGTTAGTCTATCGACATACGAATGTCAATACGCGACTAATATTTATGTACACAATTTTTAAAAACTCGCAAAGTGCCTATAATATAAGGGCTTATAGCTTAACGAGAGGGTGGGATACATGGTGTTTATACGTTTTTGTAAGTCTGTCAAGCTATGCGTTTGGTAGGTCGTTGACATGGATATGAGGGTGATGTACAATTGGTGGTGAGATCCGGGTTGAACGAGAGCGTACTAAGCCTTGTGCTGAATACGATAACCCTGTGCCTCATCTCGGCGGGAGCCGAATCTACTACCCAGCATGAACCGACGGTTAAACTGGGTGACGGAGGCAAGATAAGTGGTGAGTCAATCACCCGCCTATACGCGAACTGGATCGCATCCGTCGTTTATCTCTCAACTCTTTGACAAGAAAACGCTGACAGCCTAAAAACGCGATCAATATCGTAGTACAGGTTTCCTTGCCATACATACCCAGTTCTGGGAAGTTGGTCAGATCCTCCGGCAAGGGTCAGTGAGTGTAGATGAGTGTCCAGGGGGAAAGCGTTTGACGAACTCTCGCTGAGTGCAGCACTGGGCAGTGGTAACTGAGGATCGCCATTCGGCTTGACGGGTAGACTCACTATCGAAACCAGGCGCTGTTGATACCTAACAACCTGGTCCCTACACTAAAACGAGTCTAATCGGTAAGCTGACCAGACCTAGTATTCGCCCACTACTCAGATTCTTTCAGCCAGATGGAATGTTCCCTTAAGTGGGAAATGATGTCTAAGGTTGAGTTGAGTCAGGATTCACAGGTTTCTGATAGGTGATATGAGGATTCTCATACAAGGCCTAAAGGAAACAAGATGTGAGTCAGGTGTAGTGTAGGGGAAAAGGTCGTCTTCTGTCTCTGAAGTATTACAGTCGTAAAACGTAAAGTGAAAGTTTGTTCACTAGATAGTTCCCCTGATACACTGGTGTAAACTGACTCCTGATACACTGTCCTACACCACTCTACACCTATACACACTTTAGTGGGCCAGAAGAAGACTACGGGGGAACCGGAGATTCCGGGTATCATTTTCTTACTTATCTTAATAATAAATAATATTTATAAG